AATTTTTTGCCATTCTGACTCATCAGGGCGCGGCACGGCTGGCGAACGCTACCGCGCTCGGTACTAAGCTTAACCTGACACAAATGGCCGTTGGGGACGCGAACGGCGCGCTGCCAGTACCCGATCCAGCGCAGACTGCATTAATTAACCTGAAGCGCATCGCGCCCCTGAATATGCTGAGCGTCGATCCAAATAACGGTAATCAAATCATTGCTGAACAAATCATCCCGGAAAATGAGGGGGGATTCTGGATCCGCGAAATCGGTCTTTATGATGATGCGGGCGTACTGATTGCCGTGGCGAACTGCCCGGAGACCTATAAGCCGCAATTGCAGGAGGGAAGCGGCCGTACGCAGACCATTCGCATGGTGCTCATCGTCTCAAGTACGGCTGCCGTCACGTTGAAAATTGACCCGTCCGTGGTGCTGGCAACACGCAAATATGTGGATGATAAGGTTATTGAGGTAAAAGCGTACGCAGATGGTTTGATGACTACGCACCTAGCCGCTATGGATCCACACTCGCAGTACCTTAAGACCGCGGATATTGATAATTATATTCCGGTGGGCTTTCCTCTGCCGTGGCCACAAGCAACACCACCGGGAGGGTGGCTTAAATGTAATGGCGCAGCGTTTGATAAGGCCAGGTATCCAAAGCTTGGCACCGTTTATCCATCAGGCATTTTACCCGATTTACGCGGTGAGTTTTTACGTGGCTGGGATGATGGGCGTGGAATAGATGCAGGACGTGGACTGCTTTCGACTCAAAGGGCGACCGCTATTCGTACTGCAGCTATTGATTATTATGGTTATGACGAAACCACCACCGGAGGGACAATTGGCACAGCTTTTGTGTCAGCAGATTCTATTGTCACGGAACAACCGGGGGGGGCACTAGCCCCGTCTGGAGCGAGCGAGCTGATTTCTATTATGGCAGATAATTCCATGACTGCATTGCAACTACCCGCTGGCTTATCAAATAATTATAGCCCATGGATATCCATGCGTTCCCGAAATATTGTATTTAACTATATCGTGAGGGCTGCATAATGGCAAACGCGTTACTGAGTAAAAAGGGTATAGCAATAAAAGCTGGTGATATCTCAGTTTATAACTTTGATTGCACTACCGGAGAATATCTTTCGACATCTGTTGAGTTTCTAGCAATTGGAGTGGGAATTCCTGCAAATTCCTGTACCGAATCGCCAGGAGCACCTAAAAAAGGCTTTGCCATATGCCGTAATAACGATCTTGAGCGATGGGAATATATTGCAGACCATCGTGGTGAGACTATTTACAACACACTGACGGCTCAGCCTGTTAAAATTACCGTATTGGGCGATTACCCTGCGCATATGACCACGCTCACTCCTTCAACACCATTCGACTCCTGGAGCGGCAGCGAATGGATTGTAAATCATGATGCGAAGAGAAATGCTCAAGAACAGGATGCTAAACAGAAGAAATCAGCATTACTCGCCTCGGCAAAAAATACTATTAATCTGTGGCAAACGGAACTGCAGCTCGGCATCATCAGCGATGATGACAAAAAAAGGCTTATAGCATGGATAAAATATATCCAAGCTTTGCAGAACGTTGATACATCTTTAGTTCCGGATGTTAACTGGCCAGAACCACCAAAATAAAAAAAACGGGCTTTTGCCCGTTTTTTTTATTTTCACTGCTGTTGTGCCAGACCTTATCCAGCCCTGATAAATAGCGTCTAAAGCATACTAAGCAGAAAATATCACTCACCCAAACACCACGGAGTTAAACGGATGAGTGATTTCCATCATGGCGTACAGGTTGTCGAAATTAACGATGGCACCCGCGTCATTTCCACAGTTTCTACCGCAATTGTAGGTATGGTCTGTACGGCCAGCGACGCAGACGCGGCGACATTTCCCCTTAATGAACCTGTCCTGATCACCAGCGTGCAAAGCGCCATTGGCAAAGCGGGTAAGAAAGGCACGCTAGCTGCGGCGTTACAGGCGATTGCCGACCAGGCGAAACCGGTTGTCGTAGTCGTTCGTGTTGAAGAAGGCAAAGGTGAAGACGAGCAGTCCGCACTCGCGCAGACCGTATCGAATATCATCGGTACCACGGATGCTAACGGTAAATACACTGGCCTGAAAGCGCTACTCACCGCTGAAGCAGTTACCGGCGTTAAGCCACGTATTCTTGGCGTACCAGGTTTCGACAGCCTGGAAGTGGCTACAGCCCTCGCGCCTGTCTGCCAGAAGCTGCGTGCATTTGGCTACGTCAGCGCCTGGGGGTGTAAAACCCTTTCAGAAGCCATATTGTATCGCGACAATTTCAGCCAGCGCGAGCTGATGGTGATCTGGCCAGATTTCCTGACATGGGATACGGCAACCAGTACAACCGCAAATGCATTTACCATCGCCCGTGCGCTTGGGCTGCGTGCCAAAATCGACCAGGAGCAGGGCTGGCACAAAACCCTGTCTAACGTTGGCGTGAATGGCGTCACCGGTATCAGCGCCTCGGTGTTCTGGGATTTACAGGAATCCGGAACGGATGCTGACCTGCTGAACGAAGCTGGCGTCACCACGCTTGTACGTAAAGACGGCTTCCGTTTTTGGGGCAACCGAACCTGCTCAGACGATCCGTTATTTTTGTTTGAGAACTATACCCGTACGGCACAGGTTATCGCCGATACCATGGCGGAGGCGCATATGTGGGCGATCGATAAGCCGATTACCGCCACGCTCATTCGCGACATCATTGACGGCATCAATGCCAAATTCCGCGAGCTGAAAACCAGCGGTTATATCGTAGATGCCACCTGCTGGTTTGATGAAAGCGCTAATGACGCCCTGAGCGTTAAAGCCGGAAAACTGTATATCGATTATGACTATACGCCGGTTCCACCTCTTGAAAACCTGACTCTGCGCCAGCGCATCACCGATAAATATCTGGTGAATCTGGTTTCCTCCGTCAACAGCAAATAAGGAGCCTGATTAAATGGCCATGCCGCGCAAACTTAAATTAATGAATGTCTTCCTGAATGGATACAGCTATCAGGGGGTTGCTAAATCTATCACTTTGCCAAAGCTGACCCGCAAGCTTGAGAACTACCGTGGCGCGGGAATGAACGGTGTCGCGCCGATCGATCTGGGCCTTGATGATGATGCCCTGTCGATGGAGTGGGCGCTCGGCGGTTTTCCGGATGCGGTGATCTGGGAACTGTACGGTGCAACCGGTGCAGACGCCGTGCCGATCCGCTTCGCGGGTTCTTATCAGCGTGACGATACTGGTGACACGGTGGCGGTAGAGGTGGTCATGCGTGGCCGCCAGAAAGAGATCGACACCGGTGAAAATAAACCGGGTGAAGATACTGAGTCGAAAATCTCAGTGGTGTGTACCTATTACAAACTGACAATCGACGGTAAAGAGCTGGTGGAAATCGACACCATCAACATGATTGAGAAAATCAACGGTGTAGATCGGCTGGAGCCGCATCGCCGCAATATCGGCCTGTAATGTTTTCCCGGCCAGTTCCCTCTGGCCGGGCCATTCTGAACATGTACTGAGAAGAGAGAACGATGAACAACGAAACCACAGTTACGCTGGAAAATCCGATTAAACGCGGCGAACAGACGATTGAACACGTCGCCCTCATGAAGCCGAACGCTGGCACGCTGCGCGGTGTAAGCCTTGCGGCGGTTGCTAACTCGGAAGTGGACGCGCTCATCAAGGTACTGCCGCGTATGACCGCTCCGATGCTGACCGAGCAGGAGGTCGCCGCGCTGGAATTGCCCGATCTGGTGGCGCTGGCTGGCAAGGTGGTAGGTTTTTTGTCGCCGAGTTTGGTGAAGTAGCGTTCCCAAAAAAATTGTCGGTTGATGACCTGATGGCGGATATTGCAGTGATTTTTCATTGGCCGCCCGCAGCGTTATATCCGATGAGCCTGACCGAACTCATCACATGGCGCGAAAAAGCGCTCCAGCGAAGCGGATACACACATGAGTAACAACGTGTCGTTACAGATATTACTCAGGGCCGTTGATCAGGCGTCTCGCCCGTTTAAATCCATCCAGGCCGCGAGTCGAACGCTGTCGGCGGCGATCGGAACGACCCAAAATCAGTTGCAGGAGTTAAATGGTCAAGCCGCGCAAATTGAAGGGTTTCGCCATACCCGAGCACAGGTTACTGCAACGGGACAGGCACTGGAAAAAGCCAGGCAAGATACCGCAGCACTGGCTATACAACTGAAAATGAGCGGACAGCCCACGCTGATGCAGGCTCAGGCGATGGATCAAGCACGTAAAAGCACCGCCGCGCTTGAACAGCAGCATATCAGTCTGCGTCTCTCACTCCAGCGTCAGCGTCAGGAACTTGGCAAAGCGGGTATCAATACCCGTACGCTGGTCACTGATGAGCGACGCGTGAGAACCAGTGTCAGTGAGACCACGGTACAGCTTGAGCGGCAACAAACAGCGCTGACTCACGTTAATGCTCAGCGCACAAAAATCACGCAGATCAGCGATCGTTATCAGGCGGGTAAAGCGCTGGCGGATAAGGTCTCAGCCACGGGAGCCGCCAGTATGACGGTAGCAAAAACGGGTCTGGCTTTGCTCAAACCTGGCTATGATGCCGCGCAAAAAAATACCGTCTCGCAGGGGCGCCCCGTGATGGAGACAGCATCTGGCAGCGTAGCGGATGCGGGTTCCATGCTGACGACAGCGAATGGTCATCCTGGCCAGCCTGTTACGCTGAGGGAAGATAACCTGGGAGGCGATCTCGCAGGGTTGCAATCGGCCTATGAAGTGCTAAGTACTCAGCTGTTTGCACAGCAAGAGTCATCGTTGCGTGGCCTCGTACAAAGCGCCACCAATTTTATGCTGACGCTTGATGGCTGGATCCAGCGCAATCAGGGGCTGGCGCAAACTATCGGCGTGATCACCACGGTGGTCACGGTCGCGGCTGGAGCGATTGGCGGCATTGGTATGGTTGCCGGGCCGGTGATCGGCGCCATCAATGGGATTATTGCTGTTGCAGGATTACTCGGTACGGTATCAACAACCGTATTTGGCGGGATCATCGCGATTATCGGTGCGGTGAGCTGGCCTGTCATCGCTGCGGTGGCCGCGATTGCTGCTGGTGCGTTGCTGGTTCGTAAATACTGGGAGCCGCTGAGTGCGATCTTTGGTGGCGTGATGCAGGGGATCATTGAGGCATTTGCGCCCTTTGAGGGGGTGATTTCCCGACTACAGCCGGTATTTGACTGGCTTGGTGAAAAGTTGCAGGCCGTATGGCAGTGGTTTGCTGATCTGATTGCACCCGTTAAAGCGACGAAGGATACGCTTGCCAGTTGTCGTGACTTCGGTCTGATGGTCGGTCAGGCGTTGTCGGCAGCCTTCTTCGCGCCGCTCAACATCGTGACTACGCTCTGGGATAAAGCCTCTGGCCTGCTGGAAAGTCTGGGTCTGGTGAAAAAGGAGTCGGCAGAACTGGAGAAGGTTGCGAGAAGCGCGCCGTCCCGGATGGCAGTGCAGCCTGTGTTACCCACGTTCAGCTCAGAGACTACAGCGATCAGTGCAAATACTCAGCCCTGGCAGCCTGTTAAAGCACCTGCGGGCAACAGTAGTGGTCATATCGATAACAGCAGTACGGCACTCAACTTTTATCTGAATGCCCCCCCGGAGCAGGGGCAGCAACTGCGCAGGCAGATCATCAGCATTCTGGAGGAACACGAACGCAACAAGTCCATAAACCAGAATTCAGCTATGCGACATAACGGAGGGTAAAACAATGATGCTCGCACTCGGCATGTTTGTATTTATGCGTCAGACGTTGCCGTTTCAGACGATGCAGCGCGACGCGACCTATCTTTGGGCCGCAAATAAACGTGTGGGTAAGCGTGATGCGTTTCAGTTTACGGGCATCGGAGATGACAGCGTGACGCTTCAGGGGGCGCTCTATCCCGAGCTGACCGGCGGCGTCCTGTCTCTTTCCGCATTGCGACTGATGGCCGGGGAAGGGCGTGCGTGGCCGCTACTGGATGGTCAGGGCATGATATACGGGATGTTTGTCATCAAAAGCGTAACCGAATCAGGCACTAGTTTTTATCCTGATGGTTCGCCCCGGAAAATTGACTTTACGCTGAAACTGACCCGCGTGGATGAATCCCTTATCGCGATGTTTGGCGACATTGGCAAACAGGCTGAAATGCTGCTTGGTAAAGCGGGCGAGATGGGGACAAAACTCACCGGCATGATGGGGGCAGGCTGATGCTGGATGCACTGACAAATAACGCTGGCGGTGTGCGGACACCTGATTTTTTGTTGTTGCTCGGCAAAAAAGATATTACCCGAAATATCAGCAAGCGTCTGATCAGCATGACGCTGACGGATAACCGCGCGTTTGAAGTTGACCAGTTAAACATTTTGCTGGATGACACTGATGGGCTGCTTGAACTGCCTGCACGTGGCGCGGTGCTGACGCTGTTTCTGGGCTGGAAGGAGACGTCGCTGGTGGAGAAGGGAAGCTTCACCGTGGATACGGTCGAGCATCGTGGCTCGCCGGACACTGTGACCCTGGTTGCCCGCAGTGCTGATTTGAGCGGAGCGCTTAATGTCGGGCAAGAGGAGTCGTGGCATGACACTACATTGGGTGCGATTGTGGAAAGCATTGCCGCACGGCACGCCTTGACCCCCTGTATTGCCGCGGAGCTCGCGGGGATCCCCGTTCCGCATATTGATAAATCTCAGGAGTCCGATGCGGTATTTCTGACCCGACTTGCCGATCGAAATGGCGGTGAGGTGGCTATCAAAGCCGATCGATTATTGCTCATGAAAGCAGGCCGGGGTGTTAGCGTCAGTGGTAAGCCTGTAGCCCCTGTGACGCTTACGCGCAGCGATGGCGACCAACATGTTTTTAGCATTGCCGATCGGCAGGCCTATAGTGGCGTCACGGCCCGTTGGCTGGATACCAAAGATCCGAAGCAGCAACAGCAGAAGGTGAGTGTTGATCTAAAATTAAAAGCGCAGCCAAAGAATGCCGTCGTGCACCCGAACGCCGCTCCTGTCAAAAAAAACCAGGCAGCTAACGCGCCGGACGTGAAGGAGAATGAATACCTCTTTGGCAAAGCTGGCAACGTGTTTGCTATTACTACCGTCTTTGCCACGAAAGCGCAGGCTATACGTGCTGCGCAGGCTAAATGGGATAAGCTACAGCGTGATAAAGTAGAGTTTACGATTAATCTTGCTATCGGCCGGGAAGCGCTTTACCCCGAGACGCCGGTTAAGGTGACAGGTTTTAAGCGCATTATTGATGAGCAGCCATGGATCATCACCAGAGTGGTCCACACTATCAATGACAATGGCTTCACGACGGCGCTAAAGCTTGAGGTGAATATTTCTGATGTGGATTTTGAAACAAAAATCGACGAAGTGGCTTTTCAATAAGTGAATTTAAGCGTACTATTGATTCACATAAAGTGAATTGAGGGTGAGTGCTATGTTTCATTGTCCTAAATGTCATCACGCAGCGCATGCGCGAACCAGCCGTTACCTGAGTGAGAATACGAAAGAACGCTATCATCAATGCACCAACATTCATTGCAGCTGTACGTTTGTGACAATGGAATCCGTTGAGCGCTATATTGTTTCATCTGCCAGGACGGCGACACAGGATGGGCAGCGTGCAGGAGCGTGATAAAAACGTGCTGAGAATTAATAGCTGGGCATAAAAAAAGCCACCGAAAGGTGGCTTAATTATATGCTTTTAAAGCTAAATTCTGGTGGCCCCTGCTGGACTTGAACCAGCGACCAAGCGATTATGAGTCGCCTGCTCTAACCACTGAGCTAAGGGGCCGTGGCGGGGGATTATAATGTAACTTCCCGCTTCAA